AAGACTTTTTTAAGACAATTAGAAAAGGACTTGACAAAGCTGAAGAAATAGTATATGATGTAAATAGGAGTGTGAAATAAATGATGATAAGAATAATGACAATCACAATACTTGGCATGTTGCTAGGTGCTTGTGCTAATACTGGCCTAAACCAGAACTATGAAATTAAAGCAGAAAAAGATAACACATTAACTGTTATCCCTGCTTGGTACGTTAATCAAATAAAACAAAAAGAAGTTTGTAATTTAAATTCTATTGAATCTAAAGGCACAGACAAACAATGTTTATTTGGTACAGGTACCTCGGTATCGCCAGATTTAAATCTCGCAATTGAGAAAGCAAAGATGTTAGCGAAAGCTGATATCGCTGATGTTATCAAAGGCGAAATGAATAAACAATCTAAACAGTTTATAACCGAATTAGGTAAAACTGAACAAAAGACTATAGTATCACAAGTAGAATCTACCTTAGTTAACGTAATACAAAATACACCTGTTAGAGGGTATGAAGTATTTGCTACTGAAGTATCAACTACAAATCAAGGTTACTATAGAGCATGGGTTGGTTTAAAACTTCCTCTAGGTGAATATAATAAAATGTATCACTATAATATTGAAGAAGTAGCAAACTCATATAAGTTAAAAGAAAAGGCAGATCAAGCGTTCAAAGAAACAGTTAAGAACATTGAAAATAAAGCTAACTAATGAGTAATATATCTAACATTTTATTATATTCTAAAAATAATTGTGGATATTGTGATAAGGCTAAGTCGTTACTAAAAACCCTTGGCCTTACTTACACAGAAAAAAAGTTTGAAGATTTTTCTTCAACTGAAGCATTATATGAAGATATAGGTAAAAATGTTAGATCCATGCCACAAATTAAGATTAATGGTGAATTAATTGGTGGGTATAATCAATTGGTTGAATACTTACACGATAAAAAATTAGTTAACTTTGAAGGTAAAATTTCAAATGAGTGATAAAGATAAAGTAATTTTATTTCCAACAGAGAGAATAATTAATAAACAAACAGCAAAAGAAGATCCTAAATCAACTGAAAGAGTAAGAAACGAAAGAACAAAAGAATTTGTAGAAGGAAATGTTGACGAAATAGCTATGAATATGTTGAGACAATTTGTACAGATGTCTATGAAAACAGAAGGCCAAGCTTTTACAAAGGATTTAGCATTACTGGTAGATATTATGAGAGGTACAATTTATAGAGATTTTGATGTAGAACACCCATCACAAAAACTTGCTGATAAAATAGTAGATGTAAAAATGTCAAGATTTGGGCCACAAGCGGTTATTGATTATAATAAAGTAATGCCTGAAATTAAACATAAACCACATAAACCTTTTAATAAAGATATTAAAGACGAAATTAAATTTCAAAATGATGGTTGGACAGACTTTGAAGCAGATTTTGATTTACCGGAAGATACAGATGAGAGGTAAATTATACGAAATTCCCTATGGAATCGCCTTCGCAGGTTGTAAAATAGCAATTAAAAACAAGGAGAAAATATAATGTTTAATACATTAAAGAATCTAGTTGTTACAAAAACAACTAAAAAAGCTTCTTCTACAAGTGGTAGAAAAGCTTTATCAAAAAAAGCAAAAGTGCTGAACCTTTTATCTAAAGGTGAGAATATCGCTTGGAAAACTTTAAGATCAAGATTTGATCTTGAATCACCAAGAGCTATGATCGATACTTTAAGATCAGAAGGATATATGATTTACGGTAACAAAGTTGCTGGTAAAACATTTTACAGACTTGGTACACCAACAAGAGCAATTATTGCTGCTGGTATCAAAGCGCTTTACGGAACTCCGTTCAAATATTCTAATCACAATGTAAGTATTAGAAAATCTGAGCTTGCTTCGATTAATGCGTAGTTAGTTAATAATGGAGGCGAGAAAGATATAACGCTCGCCTCCGTTTCTTATTCAAAATGATTCTTATTGACCTTAACCAAGTTTTAATATCAAACCTTATGGCACAGACCAGAGGCAACTCGGATATTAAACCTAACAAAGAAATGGTAAGGTATATGGTCATAAACTCTTTAAGAGGCTTTATTTTAAAATTCAAACAACAATATGGTAATAATATTATATTGTGTGCTGACGCTGGTGATCCTTGGCGTAGAGACATTTACCCAAATTATAAACATGCTCGTAGAAAAGGTAGAGTAGATTCTGCCACAGATTGGGATAATATATTTAAACTTATTACAGAAATTAAAAATGAAATTGCCGAAAACTTTCCTTATATAATGATGTATATAGAAAAGGCCGAGGCAGATGATATTATTGCCACTTTAGTTAAACATAATAATGAACCTATTATGATTATAAGCGGAGACAAAGACTTTATTCAATTACAAACAAAAACTACCGTTAAACAATATAGTCCTATACAAAAGGTATTTGTTGGTGAGGGTATAGACGCTAAGAACTTTTTACATGAACAGATTATAAAAGGAGACCGATCAGATGGTATTCCTAATATATTAAGTCCGGATGATATCTTTTTAACAGGTGAGAAACAAAGACCTATTAATAAGAAAAGACTTGAAGAATTTGCCAACATTAGTAATATACCTGTTGACAGTGAAACAAGTAGATATTATGATAGAAATAAGAGATTAATAGACCTTTCTTGTATACCAAAAGAACTAGAGGAAACTATTATAAATAAGTATAAGAACTATAAAGTACCTAGTAGATCAAAATTACTACCGTATTTTATAGAACATAAACTAAAATCGTTAATGAGTAACATTGGTGATTTTTAATATTCGAATATTGGAGTAAATAATTATGGCAGAAATAGAACAAGCTAGACATTCTAGCTTAATGAGTAAAAAAGGAATGGCAGCAACGGCTCGTACGGCCACAAACGCCAGATCTTTAGCACACGAAATATTTACACAAGTAAATAACGCAAAAGATAAACCTTTAAAGATTGAAGTATTAAGAAAACACGACAGTCAAGGTTTAAGACAATTATTAAAAGCTGCTTTTGATCCTAAGATAACTTGGGATATACCAGAAGGAACACCTCCTTACATAGCTAACGAGGCGCCAGCTGGGACAGATCATACATCTTTATTAGATGAAGTAAGAAAACTTTATCTTTTTATTAAAGGTGGTAGTAACATAGCAAAAGTAAAAAAAGAAACACTTTTTATACAAATGTTAGAAGCTTTACATAAAGATGATGCTCAAGTACTTTTAGACATCAAAGACAAAAAATTAAATCTAGTTTATAAAGGACTTACTGAAAACGCAGTAAAAGAAGCCTTTAACTGGAATGACGATTTTTTACGTAAATAATCAATAATAGGGTGTTGTACATCTGCAACACCCTTTTAAGTAATTGATTTAAATATCAAATTTCTTCTAAAACAACCAAAATAACGCTTGTAATAAACAAGTTTAAATGTTATATTATACCATATAAACAACAAAGAATAAATATATGAAGAAGTTTTTGATTTACATTACTATACTAAGTTTATTAGTATATGGCCTTTTGACCCTTTTTATGAAATCGGTTAAGGCAAGTGAATATAATACGGCTGTTATAGGCCACGTGATAACACAAAAGGTATCAGGCCAACCAGTTGATGCCTCTAAATTAATGGAACAAGAACTGGCACGAGTTGCTCATCTGTTCGCTCTTGATAGTATTAATATATTACAAAAGTATTTACCCGCTATATTAGATAAAGCGGCCGCAGAATTAAGACTTGAAGCAGATAAAAATTATAAATGTAGTTTACTAAAGGATACAAAAATACAAGACGATTGTAAATAGTATATGATAAAGGTAACAAAACAAAAAGTTTTATCTATCAAAAAGAAACTCAAGCCATTGCTATCTTCAAAAGAGAAATATCAAACCACATATAAAGACATTAAAAAATATTTTATTATACTGAATAAAGGATTATTTGATAATAAATTAGCACCATTTAATGAAATTGAAATTAAAACTCTTAAAAGACAAAAATGTATGGGTCAAGTTGTTACCTATGAAATGAAAAGAAAAGGTACAAGATTACACAAATTGGAAATGGATTTAAATTATGACAATAAAAAAGATTTCTTGGAAACGTTAGCCCATGAAATGGTACATCTATATCAATTTACACATGTAAATGATACAGGTAACCACAATAAACTATTTTATAGTTTTGAACCTAAACTTAAATATGTTGGTTTAAAGTTATAAACAACTAAGGATATATAATGACACAAGTGATGACGAAAAAGTTTAAAGACGAGTATATAAAACCTTTAATACTTGAAGCAGTAAATAAAGTAGAAGATTTTAAAAAGAATAAACAAAAAGGCGATAAAATTGTTTATTATGAAGGAAATTTTCAAGAAGATGTATTAAATAATTTTTCATTAAAACAATCAGAAGAAATTTTTGAAAGTATGAAAAGATATTTAAATGATTCAAGATTAATTTTCTTACAGAAAAAAATTAAAATTAGCAATGTCAATAATGATATAAGTGAAAATCAAGAACCAAAACACTTTTATTCATATATTGTAAGTAAAAGAGTATTTTAATTAATTATATGAAACATAGAACTTGGTATTGGTACA